ACTCTCTGGATTACCAATAGGATATACCTTTTGAGGATACCGTATCTTTCCCTCTAAAATATAATCTTCAATTGTAATCTTATGTTTATTTAGTATTTGTGCTACCTGTTTTGTTGAATACGCATTTTCCATATTTTTTATAACTTGAGAATATGAATACAGCACACGCTTTTTATCTGGATAGCACCATGCTACGAGTTCATCCTTTGCTCTTGAAGAACTTAATACTTTATGTATTTTGTTATTTAAGAAGAAATAGCTAAATCTTTTAGCTTGTTTTTTTCTGCCTGTTCCAGCCATCGCCCTAAAGAACTCGTATCCTTGTTTATCATCCATCGTTTTCCACACATTATGCAAAACAATTCTACATGGAGTTTTTGAGAAAACACTCTGTCCACAAAAACTCTACCTCTACACTTACTGCATTTCATCATAATGTAAACACCTTGCCGTCAACAACGCATGAATAGTCTGGTGCAATATGGATCATTTGAATATGTGGATAGTCATTAACAATGTGTGCAATTGCAAACCCCTTTTGCCAATCATGGTGTTGCATGTATTTCATCCCTGGCCCCTTTTCATCGCACATGTGCCCAATCTCATAGCCACGAATTGTTTCTCCAACTCCATTATTTCTCAATTCATAGGTTTGAAGATGTGAAGCAATTCTATGAGAATGTCCACGAATTAATGATATTTGTAAATCGTTCATATCTTTTCTTACGGCACCAGTATCAGCAATTGATAATCCATGATGAACATGGATGTCGCCAAAACGGCGCTTGGGCAATTCATTATAATAAATATATTCATATCCCAATGAATCTAAGTTCCATAGTGTTTCTGGAGTAACATCATTTAGATAGTCTGGGAGCTTAGCATCCATATAATTAAATATACGAACATCATGATTTCCTAATGCTGAAAATAATTGTGCGTCTGGAAGCATCTCTCTTGTTTTAGTGTAGAAATCACGAGCACCTTTTGCCTCATGCCTCATCATTGGAACAATTAAATCTCTGCTATCGGTTTTATGCAGATTAAGAAACTCTGCCGATTTTCCTTCTGTATACTTGCTGTAACAAGCCTGATCGTCTGTGTCTCCAAGATAGTCTACAACATCTGGCTTAAACCATTTCATTACCTTAAACCATAGTGCGATTGCTTTATCATCTTGATATGGGAACTGCTGATCTGATGACAGCATCCATTTTAAGTCGTTTGTCATTTTTTCCTTACTAATTTTAGCCAGAAGGATATTCAAGCTTACTGAATTATAGCATTAACAGTCAGGCTGTCAAGTAGTTATGCAGACTCTACTTTTCTTTTTGCCACAGAAATATAATCTACAGAAAGCTTTTCCATGGTCTTTTTTCCCGAATTAGTTTGACTAACATTAATTGTCGGAGATAGTCTTGACCCACTTATGGAAACATTAACATTATAATATTCAGGCTTCGAGTATCTTGGTGTAGCAGTGGTATAAACTATATCACCATCAATAAATCCTACATCTATTCCTTGATCGTATTTTGTACCATTTTTTAAATTTGTAAATTCAATAGAATCTGCACGGGTTATATATTGAAATGTTTCTGTTGTGCCGTCAGATGTTCTATTGGCTAGGTCAAAGGCGTTGTTGGCGGTTGCGGTTAATTCAGTAATCTGTTGCTGTAAGCTTCTAAGCTTTTGTGGATCTACTGGCTCGCCATCTCTAAAAACTTCAGCCATTATTTACCTGTTCCATTTTTTCTTCTAAAGAGTCAGAATACTTTTTTGCTTCATTCTCCATAGATAGTTCTGTCAACTCAGCTCTAAGTACGGCTATCTGAGTTTCGTAATTAGCAACTAGCTCACCAATTCTTTGTTGAAGTGCAGTTACAACTAGTTCTATTTTTGTTGTCATGTTTCCTACTCTATTAATGAAGTTTTCTCGGTGTTTAAAATATCAAGCTTTGTTACAATATCTGAAAGCTTAACATTTAAAGAATCTAAATTGTCTTGATCTGGTGTAGATACAGATCCTTCAAGCTGAATATCTAAATTCACACTATATCTTTGATAATCTAGATTTTTGATTTTTTGATCAATAATAACTATCTTATCGCTATTTGATAAAGTTGTCATAATTACTCCTTTTTAATGCTAACGTGCATTAATCTCTATTTTAGCATAAGATAAATTATACCCTATAATTACCATTTATTTAATGGACATTTGGCTAGCTTCAGTTTAGTTTTTGCCGCCATAAAACACCCACACTCATTACACCTCTTAGTCAATTTACTAAGTTCGGGACATTCTAGGCATATAGAATATCTTTCCCCAGCCTCCTCGTCAGAAGCATAGGGTGTTGACCTATTCAAAAAATCCCATGGTTTAACCTCATCCGAATCAATAAAGCTTTTAATTTTTTCCCATTTAACTGACATATAAACTTTCTCCTTTATATAATCTTATCATATAAGATGAACATCGTCTATAGTTTAGTATCCAAATCCTGGGAAGAATGGGGTTGTAAATGTTGGTGGGAAGAATGGTCCGAATGTTGGTGGGAAGAATGGTGGGAAGAACGGACCAAAGAATGGAGGGAAGAACGGTGCTGGTGCTTTGAAGAACGGTGGGAAGAACGGTGGGAAGAACGGACCAAATGTTGGCGGGAAGAACGGTGGGAAGAACGGAGGGAAGAACGGTGCTGGGGCGCAGCTAATGCAGGATGCGTTTGCTGCTGCTGATAACGCTTCTGCCTGTGTAGATCTATATACAGTTTTAACTCTGGCAGTTGTTCCTCCAGTTGTGGTATCTGATGGCATAGTTCCGTTAAATGGCCCACTAACAGATGGAAGGCTAGAGTAGCAACCAGATGATACGTTGCATGTAGAAGTTCCTATATAGTAAACACTTGGTGCTGGGAAGAATGGTGGGAAGAACGGAGGGAAAAATGGAGGGAAGAACGGTGGGAAGAATGGTGGGAAGAAGGGCGGGAAGAACGGTGCTGGTGTGCAATTAACACAAGATGCATTGGCAGCCGCAGCAAGTGCATCAGCATAAGTAGATCTATAAACAGTTTTTACTCTAGCGTTAGATGGGCCCTCTGTAATATCAGTCGGCATAGATCCAACTCCATTAAATGGTCCGCTTGCTGAAGGTAATGATGAATAACATCCCGACAAAACATTACATGTTGAAGTTCCAACATAGTATGTGAATGTATTTTGAGACCATCTAGCATAAAAAGTTGTATTTCCAGAAGGTACAAAACTTCCTCCATCAGAAACTTGATTAATAAAATCTCCTGAAATTGAATCTCTCCAATAAAGGAATGCATAGCCACTTCTTGTTCCTGGAGATGGTGCGGTATGTGAGGTTCCTGCATTGAACGGTCCAGTAGTTCCTCCTCCCGTTCCTCCGTTGGCATTCCAGTTTATTGTATATTGTGTTATTGCCCATTGTGCGTAAATAGTAATTGAGGAAGTTGGAGTATAACTTGTACCAGGTTGACCAAGAAAGGTGCCACCAGAAGACTGTGTGTACCATCCATTAAGACTATATCCGTCTCTGCTTGGTGTTGGCAAGGTGACTGAAGATCCAGCATTCACGGTGCTAGAAGATGGGCTAACAGTTCCACCATTTGCACTAAAAGATACTGTGTACTGGGCTATTGACCAAACTGCAGTAAAAGTTATGCTGCCATTTATAGACCAGTTAGCTCCTGCTGATATATTGTAAAGCATATCTCCAGAGGATGGATTTCTCCAATAAACAAAAGTATATCCGTCTCTGGTGGGAGTAGGTGCAGTCACAACTTGACCCAAAACTCCTGAGCTTGATGTTGGGTTAACGGTGCCACCATTTGCGTTCCACGTTACTGTGTATGTGATAACAGACCATCTAGCATATATAGTAACTGAAGCAGACGGGGTATATGATGACCCTGGATTTCCTAAAAATGTTCCTCCAGTAGCAGCAGTGTACCAGCCATCCAAAACGTAGCCATCTCTTGAAGCTGAAGGCAATGTGATTGATGATCCTGCATTCACAATATCTGAAGTTCTAGTTGGTGTTCCACCGTTTCCGTTATATGAAACTGTATATTGATTTAAAGACCATCTAGCATAAAAAGTCATTCCAGAGTATGGAGGAATAAATGTGCCACCGTCAGCAACCTGGAATGCATAGTCACCAGAAATAGAATCTCTCCAGTACAAGAATGCATAGTTTGCTCTTGTACCTGGTGAAGGCGCAGTATGAGCTGTACCTGCATTGAACGGTCCAGTAGTTCCTCCGCCAGTTCCTCCGTTGGCATTCCATGTTATTGTACGCTGAGCAATTGTATAGTCTGCATACAGCGTTATATTGCTTGTTGGCTGATACTGTGTTGGTGTTGGCCCGCTTCCTCCGACAAAAGTTCCCGTTGCGTTTGGACCAGTGTACCATCCATTGAAAATATAGTCTGCGTTTGAATCTGGAGTAGGTAAAGTTACTGTTCCTGGATATTGAACTGATCTTGTCGCTGGAGTTCCAGTTCCTGAGCCATAATTAAATGTAACAGTATAAGTTTTTGCAACCCATTGTGCATAAAATTGAAATGAGTATGTTACTATCCACGCATCACCAGCATTAAGAAATATTGGGTCTCCACCAGACTGTGGATTTCTCCATCTAGTGAAATTATAATGTTCTCTAGAAGAGGGTGTTGGTGCATATATTGTGGTTCCAGAAATAACAGTATCAGAAGTAAAGTCTGAAGTTCCATCATTTTTATTCCACGTTACTGTATACTCTATTCCTGTCCAGCTAGCATAAAGAGTTATACTTTCAGTTGGAGTGTATGATGTAGGAGTTGGGCCTCCTCCACCAACATAAGTGCCACCACCTAGTGGCTCTGTGTACCATCCATTAAAAATGTAACCTTGCCTAGAGGTAGTTGGCAAAAATACACTGCTTCCTGCATTTACAATATCATCTGATACTACTGTACCCCCAAGCTCCTCATAAGTTATAGTATACTGAAGTTGAGTAATTGGCCCTATAGAGTTTGAATATGCTGGGAGGCTGTCAGCCCCATTACTTGCTATTACAGATCCAGAAACTGTACTTGTGGTTGGGCTAGTAAATTGATAATCGAAATAAGTTTCTGAAGTGTAACCAGTAGAAGATGGGTAATAAGCTAGCACTGTTCCAGCTTCATTATTTAACTCTAGCTGATATCTAAATTCTGTTGGTTCGTTTGTCCACTCTCCAGAAGAAAGCCTATAAGTTGAACCTGTTTTGTTTGCTGTTCCAGATTGAAGGGTAAGAGTTGGTGGTGTAACATTTACTGGTTCGTCTATAATAGTCTCTAAGTCCACATAAGCATAATCTATAGTTTTATCATCTGTCTCAGTATAACCATCTGTTCCAACAACCTCTAACTCAACACTGTAAATCTTATTTGGCTCAAGAAGTGGGCTAGTTAATATGTATGTAGTTGTTGGGGTGGTTACTGGAATTGACATCAATAACTCACCTAATTCGTCATAAACATTAAGTTTTTGAGAAAATATATCTAAATTATCATCTACGGTATTACCTGTGGCAAGTGCTGCGTAAGACCAGCTAAATGTAGCTCCGTCAGCTTCTTCGTCATACACAATAAAGTCTGCTATGTAGAAATCAATTCTAGGCATTGATTCTGGAGTTATATAAAAGTTTTCTAAACCTCCTGGAGTCTTTGCATCAACCCTTCCTCTAAACTTATAACCTTGCCTAGTTTTAGTTTTAGATATAACTGGTCTAGATGCCGCATTTGCATCTGATGGGAATTTGTTTGTTGACTGAGACTCTAAATATTCTTCATAAATTTTAGTAAAATCATATAATGCAGACCATGTTCCTCCTGGTGCAAGCTCTTGAATTCTTAATCTAAATTCTTCTGGCTCTTCTGTCCAAGATCCTCTTGTAACATACATGCTTGACCCATTGATTGGACTATCAATTGTTTCAAAACCATCTGGCCAAATATAGTATAGCTCTGGGTATGGAATTTTAGGAGTTGGAAGATTAGTGCCAGAAAATATTCTTACCCAATTTCTAACACCATTTACTATTGAATCTAGTCGCCAAGCACTTTTTATTTTTAGCCATCCATCAATTACCCACGGATTTTGACTTTCATTAGAGTTTGCTTCATCTTGAGGTGAGGCTTTTCTCCAAATACTTTTAATTTGGATCCAGCCGTTTTCAGAGACACTATCTTCACCAGGTCCGTTTTTTCGCCACCAGCTCATTTATGCCTTTCTGCTTAACCATACATCACCAACAACAAAATCTCTTCCACCTTGTGCCGTACTTCTTGACGTAGCACCATTTGGATAATTATTTCCACCATAATAAAAAGCTCTTCCAGTAGTCAATAACCCATTTTTATCTTGAACGATTGTTGAATCTCCAAATGTTCCGTCTTCATTACTTACAATATTTAAATAAAGTTTTGTATTAGTAATACTTAATTCACTAGATCCAGGATCATAAACTATTCTACCATTTCCTAACCTTATTTGTCCATTGCCTTTAATGTAATCTGGAGCATCAGTATAATTATCATCATCATATGTTCCTATATATACATCGGAACCATGAATGTCTCCTTGAACCGCCAAGGTATTTGTAGAATAATTATAATTTACTCTGCCCTGACCTAACCTAAAACTACCTCCAGAAGAAATATAATCTGTGCCAGTAGTAGCTCCAGTATTATTTAAATATAATACTGAGCCAAAAATGTTTGCGCCTTTTATAGAACCAGTTTCTCCATCAAGTTCTACTTTAGTGATTCCAGTAGAATAGCCAGTTGAAACTAATTTAGCTGCATCTATCTTCCAGCCCTTATCAATATCTGTCATGTCAGACTTAAATGTTCCAAATCCGCCTTCGTTTGCCCTGACAGTTCCCATTATAGTTGCGTCAGTAGCAGTTAATGCTCCTGCAGTTGTAACCTTAAATACTCCGTCTGCACCAGCCTGAATAGATCCATCAGATCCTAATTTTGTTTGATTTTTAGATATCTCAGTAGCCTTTATCTCCCAGCCACCTATATCTCCCTTAACTGCTATAATTCCATTTAATGGATCAAGTTGCACATACTTTCCAGTAGACCCAGTTACTTGAATTCCAGAAAATCCATTTACAGGATTCTTTATGTCGCCACTAGTATATTTTCCAATTTCTACTTTTGATCCATTGGATGCATCAATTAATAATTGTCCAGCATATGTGACTCCGCCTATTGTTCCGCCTATCTCAACAGTTCCTAATATTCCAGAAGCCGCTTTAATCTCTCCAGATAATTTAACGTTTGTAGCTTCAAGATCTCCTTGAGTGTTTACTTTAAATTTAGACCCTACTTGTATTTCTCCGCCTAAAACTTTTATATTTCTTGCAATTACAGAGCCTTCTTTAGTTACAGAAAACTTTGCATCTTCATTAGCATTAACTGAATATCCTCCAGCTACGCCTCCTCCTGCCCAAAAGGCATAGGTGCCGCTAGGAGATAATCCAGTGTATGAACCTGCCGCAGCATTTAAAGTGTTTTCTATTTTTGTATCAGATATAACCCAGTTAGCAATTTTTGCTTTTTTAGTTATAAAGGTAGCAGTAACTCCATTATCTTCACCAATAATTTGTGTAGTAGGATTCAGCCCATTCTCATCATTATCGTCATATAAGAAAAAACCACGCTTATTAAATACTGCTCTAGCTCCAGTTAAAACTGGCTCATCATTTATATCAAGAGTTCCAGCAAATATAGATCCATTGGTTTTTATCTTAATTGGATTTTCAATAATAGACAAAGCACCTACATCAAGAATTTCTACTGAATGTGCTATAGATATTGAAGCGTTTCCATCTTCAGAAGTCCATTCTGCTTTTACCCAAACGGTGTTGCCAGCATTAGTTTCATCATAGACAATAACTGGACTAGAATTAGATGAGGCTACTAATGTATAAGTTCCATTCTCTGTGGAGCTTTGATAAACTTTTATTCCAGTTGCCTTTGAGTCAAAATTTGAAGAAACTACATAGGCATTAGCGGCTCCTGCTACAGAAATGGTTGTAGTCTTTCCAGCTAATGGATTTGGTTTAGATATAGAAGATATATTTGATATAAGAACTTGAGTTGTATTCTCATTCCTATATATGTCTAAGTCTGTTACGTATCCAGCTGTAAATGAAGATGGGCTGGCTCCAAATCCGTCAATTAATTCTGTTCTACTAATTTTTACTGACGTGTTCGCAGAAGCTGCAATTCCAGAAACTGTTTTTTCAAAGTACTCTGTTTGTCCAGAGTAAGTAAGGTGAACCTTTACATATGTTGGTATGTTTTGAGCTGGCATAGTAAAGGAAACAACTAAGTCTGTACCGCTCCAAGCTGCTGTTGGATTTACTACTGGGTCTGGTGGAGTATTATCAAACTCTATAGTGTCAAAAGCCTTAGCCTGCTTGATATCAGAAAACCCAGTGCTACAACCACTTTCAGAAAAGTGTTTTATCTTTACATTATGTAAAGCTAGCGAATAAAGTTTTTCGGTTGCTGGACCAGTTCCAGAATAAACCTTATCATAAACTAATGTGTCTGGATCTTCAACCCAAACTTCTGTGTACTTATAAGTTGGGTAATCTACGGAATTTATTTTCCATGAAGCTGTAAATCCGTTGTCTATTGAGGTGACCGACCAATCATCAACACCTATAGAAAGCGAGCATATTGCATCTGCGTATTCTGGTACCGTAAATGCAACTCCTGATGTTGTGCCATCTAAATATGTAGTTTTTAAAAATCCTGTAAAAGAAGTTCTAAATGTGTTACCAAAATTTGCTTTATTAGATTCTTTAGATAGTGTCCAAACCTGCTGAGTTTGTGAGGCGTCTATTGATTGTGTCCAACTTCTTGTAGTTGATGAATTAGTTAAATATATTTGATATCCCTTGGCTAGGGTTGATGTCTTGTCCCATGTCACCTTGAGAGTAGTTCCCTCCCAGGTAGCAACTACATTTGCTACTTCCTGCTTAACTGCATCTATTGTTCTAAATTCAAATACATTAGAGAGTGGGCTTTCTCCCTTTTCCTTATCAGAAAATACCCAACCGAATCTTAATAGGTAATCAGTACTAGGGTCTAAATCTGCAATTACTACTTTAAAGTAATCACCATCCCTAGTCTGGCTATTTAGATCTTGATATTGAGCCAATTTATCCTCCGAAAGAAAGGTCCATCTTGTATTCTATAATTAATTCTTTACCTGAAACTTTTTCAACCTCAGAAGGCAAAACCTTTCTAGAAATAAGTCCATATGCTGGATCAAAAGTGTCTTCGTCATTTATTCTTAACCCGTCAACAACGACTGATGTTGCTGAAGAGGTTGGGGATATAACAATTCCTATTTGTGTTATATTTGCTTTATCTGGAGACCCAACCGTTACAAACTCCGATAAAGTTTTTTCTACAATATTGTTTCCTGCAGAATAAGAATCAAATATCATTTCTACATAATTAGATGCTGAGCTATATAATCTTAATTTAATTTCAGATAAATTAGAATCTAGTGCTTTGAATGAAAAAGATATTGTGTCAAAATTACTGTATCCGCTAATATCTAAAGTTTCTATAGTAGAAACATATTCTTGATCTGCCGCCCCGTTTGATTCAAATACAAGTGAACTATTACCAACTCTATAATTAGATTGATCTATGTCTGGAGTTGGGCTCCAGTCAAAAGGCAGCTCGAAGTCTGTAATAAATTTGCTATCGTAATTATTTATTGAAGATCTGGTTCCTGGAAATATTCCAATTTCGTTTATTTTACCAGCAAGGTCTGAGGGTAGTGTTGCTGAATATATAACAGTATAAGTATTTGGAGATACAGAAGTGTCTATATTTATTCCTCCAAACTCTACTGGCATTCTATAGAATTCAAACCCTAGTCTTGAGTTTGTGTTAGATAATGAATACTCAGAATTATTTGCAATACCAACTGCTAAATCTTTAGTCGCAAATGAGGCATTGCCAGCTATAAAGTTTGTCAAAAAACGTTTTCCAAATTGAGTTATCATTTCTCTCCTATACCTTAGGCGCTATGACAAATGCAAACTTGTCTATAGGCTCCTCGCTTGAATTATAAACCTTAAATGTTACTTTTACTCTTGCCATTCCAGCATTGTCATAATAAACCTCTTGGCTTACTATTGATATATCTCCTACTCCTGGACGATCTTCCCCATCTCCGTCACCGTCTCCATCACCATCTCCTCCGCTTCCGCCTTCGGTTATGCTAAATGGAAACTTTGCATTTGTAATTATGCCAGTTAATGGTTTGCCACCACGCCATTTGTTAGCTAAAAAATAATCATCGGTAGAAAATTTATCTACAACAATTGGCGCTACTTCAGATATATCTAAAGAGCTTAATTTTTTATCGGTCTCTTTACCCATTTATTTATTATACCATTTGACTATCCAATAGCTCTGCAGGTTAGTCTAGTGGATACCCCCTCAGAATATTGCGTTTCTACCCGTGTAACAATATACTTGTTGTTTGCATCTAGCTGTTGCAATGGATAATTTATTGATACTATGTCTCCAGCTGATAAGGCTGGGTTTCCAAAGATATTCATTTCTACATATCTTCCTTTATTTAAAACAGTACTAGATACCCAATCCGCCAAGGCCTTAGCTGCTGGTTCAGTTTGTATCCAATTTGATTCAAATATGACTGGCTCTTTTGTTGCAAGCTCAGAAGCATCGTGTGTACTATATTCTAATGGGCTAGATTTATTTACTGTATTTCCTAATACATAAAAACTGCTATAGTTTCCATCATCCAATGGAATAAAAGTTGATGTGTTGTTTAAAACATAAGCTTCGGCTTCAAACGGCTGAAGTTTAGTGTCAAGAACGGTTGCATACTTATTTGCAGCCGTAGAAAACTTTAACGGAATTGAAGGCCCTCCATTATATTTAACCTTAGACTTTCTTATTTCTCTGGCAGTAGTGCCAAACTCCAGGAACGCCTCATCTCTTTTATTTTCATTCTCTCCTTGTGAATAAACGATATTTCCATGTAGTAATGAAATCGTATCGTCAGAAAAAACTCCGTCAAAAAAGAAACTACTCTTTGCAGTTGAATTTTCATACTCTGTGTCTTCTATAGACTTTGCATACGCATATTCATAATATACAACCCCTTGTCCGCAGAGTAATCCTATGTTTTTCCCTTTTGATAATTTTGGAGATGTATCTGTATTGTTATCAACAGCCTTTATTTTAAATCCGTTAATAAACACAACTATTTCGTTTTGTTCTACTCCAACTTTTAGCCTAACATCTATATTGTATGCTTGGCCAGCATATATGCCAGCCAACCTATTTATACTTTTTGATTGACTATCTTTTAACAACAACACTTTGCCATTATTACTAAATTTCATAATTCTAATTTCTTTTTTTGTTTTGGAAGATGCAGTTGTATGAATAGTTATATAGTAGCCATTCTTGCCATCATTAGATGTAAAAAGGGCTAAGCCTCCTATTTGTGCAGGGCTTTCAAACTGTGTATCAAAATACATTCTGGTGCCAAATGCAAAGTAATTTTTTGAAGTATCTATTGAGTCAAAGGATCTGACTGCTATATCGTATGTAGTTTTATCCTTGTCCAAATTACTTAAAGCTAAAAATGATTTACTGATAGTATTCTGTTGAGAATTTGCGTCAGACTTAAATAATCCTGGATCGTCTTCTTTTTTGGTAGATGCTGTGGCAGATAGCAGTTTAACTGAATATCTATTAAACTTTTTAGGATCATTTTCTCCAGCCACATTGATGTATGAGTTTGGAGATTTTTCATGAGTAGGAGGTGTTTTTGTATTCCACAAAGCTCTTGATTTAATCTTGTACCTTCCTGTTGGCTTAAAGTATGCACTATTAATATTGTTAATATCTTCATACCCTGGTTTAGACAGGTACCTATATTTGTAAATATCAGACTCAGACTTAATTAATACTTCTTGAGGATCAGAAGGCCCATCTTTTGGAACATACTGGTATTCAATGCCATCATATTCAATAATCTCATCATTAATCAAAACGTATCCATTAAAGCTAAATAATGCTTGCAAGTTATTGTCTTGAGATATTGTGCTATTGTTTAAAGAAAAATATTCGTCTGTGCTCGTCAATGGATCAGCTAATGTTCCTGCGCCTAAGTATGTCTCTTCTGATTTCCATAGTGGCGAAGATGATCCGTCATATTCTGATGTAGAAGCTGCTGACCATATTACCTTTACAGCATTTGCAGATGCTATCTCTGAAGAAGAAAAGTCTACTATGTTTGGAATAATTGTAGTGCTGCCATCTACATAATTTTCACTAGTTAAAATCCAATCAGGATTTTTTTCTGAGTCATAAATATACTCCCTACTATAAAAGTTAAGTATATTATTTTCGTCAACAAACGCATTCATTTGTATGTCTCTACATAGCTCTTGTAGGCATTCCCAAACTGTCTTGCTTCTGTCCGACCACCAGTACTTAACGGAAGGAATAGATTCGTCCTCATCTTTAACATAAAACTTATAATTAGAAAATCCTACAGAGTCTAACAGTGTTCTTATCACAGCAGTAATTGGATAGTCCTGTATTAATATTTCAGGACATAAAATTTCTTGAAGTATTTTTGCGGAATCTAAAGCCGTTACATCGCCATTTCCAAACTCTCCGATAGACCATGAATGCATATAAAATAATCCTTGATTTATTTTATAAGATGTGGCTCCATCTTTAATTGCTATATAAGGTTTAATAACTGCATCTTTAAATGCGTATAATATTGTAGGGTCTATATCAGAATCTCTAAGGTACTCTTTTAAGTTTAAAGATCCTTGAGTATATTTATTTAAAGATAGCGACAATGTATTTGCTGTTAAATTTCCTACTGGAATAATTGAGTCTGTGTCGTCGCTGGTTTCTTTTAAAATATTAAAACTTTGAATATCATTTGTAATGTCTACCACCCAAATAGGGGCAAACTCTATTACTCCTATTAGCTTACCACTGTTTGAGTTAACGGCTTGCAATGATATAGATTTAAATTGTTGATAAGCATTAAATGTAGATGGTTCGTTTGTAGACCAAGTTGTTCCGTTATAGTAAATCGTTGCTTGACCATTAACAAGTGCGGTTCCTGTTGCAGTGATTGTAGTGTTGTCCTGCTTAGTTGCGGTAATTGTCCATGAAGTTGGAACATCATGACTAACCTCAAATCTTGCAATAATTTTATTTGCTACGATTATCTTTGGAATTGTTTTAGCTTCATCTTTAAAGTATGAGATAGAAATACTAATATCTTCATCCTTAGGGCCAAGCCAATACTTGTATGTCATGCTGTCTCCAGGATAGTATAGTCTTGTGCCTTCTGGATTTAATTCTCTGGGGGAAACAAATGAGTTTTCTTGAGTGTCAGTATTCCCTACTGTATAAATTAAATATTTAATTCCTGGGAGTAAGGGTCTAAATGGTTTGTATATTGTGTCTATAGGAAATAACTTATTATAAGCATTAGTAAGGTCTCCATAATTAGCATTAGATGTTCCGCTAATATGATTCACCATATTATTCATATTGTACTCAATAAGTGCGCCCGCCGAAGTAGAGATACTCCTACTCGTCTTTAATATATTCTTAACTGTTTCATTTAATTGGATCATACCTGCTCCATGCTCATATTTACATTCCAATATGCCTGGATGCCTCTTTTAACTACTACAAAGTCACAAGATGTAAATGTAACTGTATAGGTATAATCATCTGCTAATACGCCTGTATTCTCTAAATTGACTGCTGGATCAAAGGATGTAGGATTTATCATAATATCAAATGTACCTTGTCCTAGTGTAGATTCATAGAAGGCTTTTAGGTCTTCCGCCCCCCATGCTCCATCTACCGTCTCATTTCTAAATGATGGCAACATTGTCCAAGATAGGCTAAATGACTTCTTGTCTGCTATTACGTATTTACGTAGAGACCCATTAGCCATTCTTTCTTGCCTTTCTATTCTGATAGGGGTTACACTAAATTCTGACCTATTATGCTCTGTTACTCTTCTAAATCTGGTTTGAGTTTTATTTCCGACGGCAAGTCCGTTTCTTGTAGCCACCGCCGATAAATACTTTTGTCCTGGAGCAGTAAATGTAGATCCACCATAGGTAAATTGATTATTTGCAGGATCTATAGCAAGAGGGTCTGTTGCCTTTATGTAAAGGATAGAACCTTTAGGTAAATTCTCAAATGCCATTAGTACCTCCTACCTATTCCAGATGCTGCTTCTCTTAGCTTCATTTCTCTGCTGATAGCCTTAGCCACATCGTCAGGATTCATATCTGATCCATTAAGTGTAACATTAATATTATATAATGCATTTGAGTTTCCTGCTGGTCCACCGCCAGATCCATACATTATTCTTCCACCAGTTGAATATTTTGGAATATCAAATCTAGTGGCTAGTCCACCTTGAGCCATTCCATTAATTCTATCTAACATAGGTACGCCAATATTCTTTACAGCAGCAGCATTTATTACATACTCACCATTGGAAAGCATTGCTGGTATAGAATCAGAGGTTCCAGATCCTGGACCAGTTATCATTCCGCCAGCTGCTTTTTGCAAATAAGCTCTTTGAGTGTTTGTCTTTGATCCAGTAACTCTATATAACTGACCCTTATACTCAAAGAAATCGTTTCTTTGTAACTTTAATCTATCTACAATTTGTCCACGTGCAGCATCAGTCAGAGACCCGTCCTTCTTCGTCTCATAAGTTCCACGTAATACATACGGATTATCTTTCCCATATGTTGCCCCATCGCCCTTGCCTATTCCCTTATTATTTATAAGTCTATATAGGTCTGCTAAAGTTTTGCCTCCAGTGATAGCTAAAGCTTCTCTCTGAACTCTTTCAATATCGTCTTGTGTGGATTTTCCTATTGTGGAAACATTTCCGCCAGGAACATACTTACCGCCAACAACAGAACCCATATTCTGAAACACTCCAGCAGGTTGAGATAGCATATCCTTAAAAGCTTCAGAGAAAGCTTTCTTTTGTGCAGCTGTTCCAGTTGTTGCAAAATCTCTTACTGTTGACTGGAAGCCAACCAATTGACCTGTTGCTGATTCTATTGCTTTTTGTCTTGCTGTATTTTGTTTTACTGTGCCGCTTGGCATTGCTTGGGCATATGCGAGTTCTTTAACAATTCTTTGATATTCAGCTTGTTGCTTTAATAATTCATCACGAACTGAAGCTGCTTCTTGAGCATTCATTTGACTATTTTGAAAAGCTTCAGCCTTTGCTTCTAGTTGTTTTTGCTTAGCCTCTTTTTCCTTGTTAGCCTTATTTAACTTTCTTTCTCTTTCATCTTGGATTGCATCTATTGCTAATGTATTTTGACGTTCCTTAACAAGCTGGTCTATGGCTAGCTGAGCTCTAGCTGCCGCTGCCATATCTCCTCTAGCAATTGCATCCTGATAATCAAGCTGAGCTCTTTGTAAATCTAATTGATAATTTTCTTTTTGTTGAACTCTTTGAAGAGCTTTAATCTTTGCGTCAGCCTCTTCATTAATCTTTTTAATCTTTTCATCAATTAACTTTATCTCTTCTTCAATTTGCTTTCTTGCCTTTTCGGCATTTCTTTGGGCTGCTGCTGAAGTAGATAAAGCAATTTTATTTAGTCTAGCTATTTGCTTTCCAACTTTTCCAAAAGTACTGTTGTCTCCAGCCTCTTTAGATAAATTAGTCATAGCAGTAGACATGGCTGTGTCAAACTCTGCAAGCATGAGAGCCTGATCGGCAGTCATATTTTTCAAATTAACTCTAGCTCCAGAAATTGCAATTTGCCATTTAGCATAGGCACTAGCAATGGTATCTGCTGAATTAAGTATAGCTGCCAACTCTGGCTGAGACTTTTCCAACTGATCTAGTTTGGCCTCTCCAATTTGCTTATCTGAGCCATTTATATTTTTAACTTGCTCTAGTGTTTGTTTTAAGGCCTCTGACTGATCTATTACATTACCAGTAGCGTCCTTAGTTCCTTCTAATCCCTTTCTAATTCCATCAATTACATTTAGGGTATTACTAAATGCATTTCCTAAATCTTTGCTTCTAGTCATTCCTTCTAAGTTTTTAACTAAATTTTTAACCATAAAATCAGCAGCTGAAGCTTTATCTCTTATGATAGCAAATCCAGAAGACCCTAAAACATTTAATGCCTCTTTAGATTTTTCAGAAGCGGCAACAATTCCATATATCTTCTTTGTTGCTTCTTCTGCACTCATGCCACCAGCAATAAATTGTGCCTTAATGTTTTGAGCTAGTGGTACAACCTGATCTCTTGATGCTGAATTAAATGTGTCAACAAACTCTGTTAAATTTTCTTGAGCAAATTTTTTGGCTTCTTTCATTTCCTTTATTGTTATCGACATTCCAGGAAGTCCAGCTGGAGCAACAGCTTCAAATGCTGCCTTGCCCATAGCCCTCTGAGCTCTAATTTGTTCTGTTACATTTTTAATAGAAGAAGATAAATTATTATACTTTATTCCAGCCTGCTTAGCACCTTCTTCTGTCATTCCATTTAATAAAGTTTGTTCTCTTTGATACTCTTTTACGTTATCATAAAGTTTCTTTAGGGCAAAGCCGACTGCAGTTATTGCAGCTATAGGCCAAGCAAACTTTGTTGCCATTCCTAATAGCTTAAATGCTTTTGTTAATCCTCCAGCACCACCTGCAGCAGCAGACATAGCATTTTTTATTGCCATTAGTTTTGGAGTTAGTAGTGGAAGGAAATTTGCTGCAGCCATTATTCCCATTCCAAGACCTGATTGGCCCATGCTCATTGCACCCATTCCTAGCATGCTTCCGCCCATGGATATGGCGTTCATTTTTACAAATGGATCAACGGGTCCTGCGCCAGTACTTATTAAAGGTCTTCCTTCTTTAAACCCTTGACCAAATGCTTGCATTAATCCTGGAGTACGCATTCCAGTTGAAGTTTGTTGTAAAGGAACTCTGGATGCAATGTCTGCAGCACTTAAATATGAAGGCCTGTTGTCTCCGTAAAAAAGTCTTCCAGACTTAGCGACTCCTCCTCCCCTACTGTATCCAGGAATCATTCCTCCCATATTTCTTCTTACTGGGTTTAAGAATCTAAATAGGCCAAGAGGTACTGGGCTTCTTCTAAGAGGTCTTCCAGTTGAAACTATATTATCAACTTCTCCTCTTCTTAAAATAAAATCATCATAGTCTTCAAAGCCCAATGTTTTAACTATTGCATTTGCTCTAGCTTTTGCAGCAGAAGAATTGTCTGGTATTCTATCCTCAATTTCTGGCAACCTTACACTTAACATTCTTGTAAACTGATTATATGGATCAGCGATAGCCTGCCCAAAATATCCTACTCCGTGAGTAGTAAGTGTTCCTATTGGATCAATGTGTCCTCTTTGCAAAAATTCTGCATTTCTTCCAATTGGATAACCAGATCTACGCATAGTATCACCAATTAATTTTCTTGCTTCATTTGATAACACTGGCTGGCGTCCACTTCTTAAGGAAATAAGTTTAGGATTTTGTTGAAGAATTCTATCTCTTGCTTCTCTGTATGTTATTCCTTCGGTTTCTGCTAAATTTGTGGCCTGCTCAAAATACTTTCTTGCTCTTGCGATTGCATCGTCTGGGTCATTTGTAATTCTCGCCTGCATAATTCCCATAGCGTCATTAAGTATAGCGCTTGATTTAAACCTAGCATCATAGCTGTCATCCATAAGACTATCAACATAACTATATAACATATCAACATCAGATGAAGTGGATCTAAATGGAGATGTAGCAGCTTGTGCTCCGTAGCCGAACTGTTGATTAGAAACTTCTCCACCCAATGTGCCATTATTAATTGCCATTAGTAATGGAAGATTTCTTTGAGTAGCTTTTCTATTTACAACAAATTCTCCAGGAGTTAAAACTGCTGGAACAATGTCGGAGTCTACATTTGGACCAGGAACAATATTTGGAGAAGAGTATACTGCTCCTCCAGAGTTAAATCTTTTTGGCCTATTTACTTCCATGCTGTAAGGTGCGCCAAATGTTTTAATTCCACGAAGTCTGCCGAACTCCTCCAAAACATTCTTGCTGCTTTCACGCTTAAACATATCTCTTAAAGTATATTTTCCAGTAGGATCTGTTACAGCTTGATTTATTAATGGAGCTTTTGAAAAATCAATTGTTCTTCCACGAGCTGCTGCTAATTGAGATATTTCAGCAGACATTTCTGCCTCAATTTGTGCATTGAGCTGCATGATTTGAATTCTAGCCTGATCTACGGTAATTTTAGCTGCACGTAATTCTGCAACAATTAAGGCTGATTCTGAAGCAGCTTTATTAGCAAACTTTGATGTTATTGGAAGCAAGTCATCATATGTATTTAAAAGATCTGAGCTTATTGTTCCGCCTAAAGCGACTACCTTCTTTAATTCTGCCACCTCTGCTTCAGTTTGCATTCCAAGCGTAGCCATTAATGCATGGAACTTAGCCGCTTCCTGTGCAACAATTCCAGTTGAAACTCCTCCAACAGAAGTCAGACCTTCTATATTTGGAAGTCTTTCGGTCATATACATTTGTGGAGTTGCACCCAGCCTTCTATTTACTGGTATTGCTCCTGGAACTACACCCAATAATTGTCCAGCATGACCGCTCTTTCTTGGATTAATGTGTGAGAATGCTCTAGTATCTCTTTCTCCAGTAAGCCTATGAGTAGGATCTACTTCTATTTGTGTTCCGCCAGTCATTATTAAATTATTACCCATTGTAGAAATTGCTGGCTTTACAGATATGTTTCCACTATTTACTGCATTATTTAAAACATTAAACTCGTCTACAAGGTTTCTTAAAGCCTGTTCCAATACAGCTGCCGCCTGTGCATCACTATAAAATGTTGCCTCTAGGGATTGAGCAGCATGATTTGCTGCAACAATTTCTGGAGTAAGCATTTTCCATCCCTTTGAGCCAGAAAGTAATGCTTTTAAATTAGTTGATCCTTTTAACAGATATCCAGCAAAGTTTGCAAGAACACCAGTTAACATAATTATTGGTCCAGCAATTGCGGTTAATCCTCCAAATGCTGTTATTAATTTCTTTACTGGTTCTGGTAAATTGTTTAAAAACTTTAATAGTTTAGTTATAATATTAATGAACTTAGTTCCTATTGTTAAGAAGTCTTCACCTAATGTTGATAATTCGGCCTTTAAAGACTCTATAGCCCTCTTATATTGTCCAGATGCAGATTCAGTTACGGCTGCTAATTCTCGGCCCGCTACAGCCTCCAGATCCCCAGCACTGGCCTTCATAAGATCCATTACCTGGAGCGTTTGGCTACCCTGTCTTCCTAAGTTGTTAAATAAAGCATTAAGTCTTGAAAATTGAAATTTACCAAATAATTGTTCAATTGCTTGCTGCTTTTGCAGTGGGTCAAGTTTATCTAATGCAGATTGCATTTCCAAAATCATGCCAGTTGTATTACCAGCATTTCTTTGAACCATTCCTAAAATATCTATTCCCCAATTACTAAACTTAGCAACCGCCACATCTGTTGGGTTAATTAAAGAAGCAAGACCAGACTTTAATGCGTTAGCTCCTTCTGATGCAGATATTCCACCTTCACGCATAGCTGTAAGGTATAGAGCTAAATCTTGAACGCTTCCACCTAATCCTTTAATAACTGGACCAGCTTTGGGAATTGCTTCTACTAAATCATTTAGAGTTGTTGAAGTTTGGTTTTCAACTGCGTTTAAAAAGTTAATTGATTCAGATAGTTCATCTGTATTTTGTTTAAAGGCAGTTTGAATTGCCAGAGTGGCCTTCATGGCCTCTGCTCTATCTACTTCTCCAAGTACGGCTAATCGAGTTGTTTCTCTTAATGAGCCCATCAGTTCGTTGCCCTGCTTACCTGTTGCGGCAATATCAGCGGCTAATGAAATAGTTTCTTTATAATTTACGCCTAATGCAGCAGACAATTCTTTAGATGTTGCAATAATATCTCTTCTTACTTTTGTAAGTTCATCAGCTGTTGCGCCGCCTATATCTCCATACACCTTAGATAATCTTGTTAACTCTTGGTCTGCTTCTCTAAATGCTTTGGCTGCTGCCGCACCAAAACCTGCTATAGGGACAGTCAATCCAACTGTTAACTGACGACCAGCCCACTGAGTATTTTTACCCCAATTAATTAATGCTGTGGCTCCTTCATTAATTGCACGATTCATAATCTGCAATTCCATACGAGCTAAGTTTGCTTTATTTTTTACTAAATCTAAACCTCTTGGAATATGTACATTGTATTGCATTAAGCCTTGAGCATTTCTACCCAATGGCTGCATAACTGCATTTTGTAACATTACTTGCTGCTTAGCAAGGTCTCTAATTAATCCGCCACTTTGTTTTGCATGCTGATTAAAAGCACTATAATAATCTCTTAATTTTAATCTTCCAGAGTCTAAGCCTTTTCCAAATCTTTCTACATCGGAATGTAGTGTTACGAAATGAGACGCAAACTGTCCAGTACTTCGTAACGTTTCTCCGAATGAGTTATTGATAACCTTTATTTGTGAAGCAACTGATTTTCCAGCTGATGAAAGGTTTTGTTGTAATTGTTGTAGGCTGGCAGTAGCCCTGTGCACTTCCGTGACAAGGCTTGAAAGATCAGCTTTCGCAACTATATTAGTTACAATCTGATCATCGGCCATTTGCTACCCCTTGGAGTATCCCAATCCCATTCCGATTCCGAATCCAGCTTCTGAGGCGAACGATCCTTGCAGACTAACTACATCATCTGCTGATGCGTTAATCCCAAGTGCTCTCCGCTTGACATCGTCGAACGTAGGACCTGATTTTTCTGCTTCATCGTCCATCGGTATTCCCTTTAGAGATGCTGCAAACTTTCTCTGGTTGTGCTCTTTTTCATGCATTGATTTCAATGTCTGAATGAGCTCTGGCATTGATAGGTTTTCTTCTAACTCTTCGTAATTCTTCCAATGTCCTAAAAGAAATACTTCTCCTTCTAAAGCGGCAAGATCTAGTTCTGACCAGCCAGAACCGCTGCCGCTATTAGGTTTGGGTCGTCCATCTTAATCCCTCCACATACTTCAAGGATGCGATTGATTGTTGGTACGTCCAATGCTTCTTCTAATGCGTCTCTATCTGATACCAAATCTGGTAACTGTGTTTCTAGCGCAACTGCACATGCATCAATTAAAATGCTCAATGTTGCATTTTCATCTGTTGATTCTTGAGTCTTTTGTACGGCAGCCATAAATTTACGTAACTGCTTGATTGATAATGGCTTTAGTTTTACCTTAGCACCATTTTGTAATTCAATTTCTTCTACGTCGTATACTGTAGTAGCCAATTTATCCTCCTTTAGGATTCTTAATTATTATAACATAAGGATGGTGTGGATACAAATGAAAAGCCCCCATTTCTGGGGGCCTTATTTAATAATTAAAATTAATTATTATGCTGGTGTCCAAGCACGGTCAATAATCTTACCGTATTCTGAACCTGCGTGAGCTGAGTCACCAGATGGTAGAAGACGGAATGTTACTGGGAATGTGGTTGGAGCAGTACGAGCAAGCGAGAACTGTGACTGTTGTACTGAAAGAACACGACGTGCATAATATACACGCTCTGTATTTGGAGAAGCTACTGTAGGAGCCTTTCCAATAGCGACAAGCTGGCGCTCTGTTGGAGCTGCACCAAGTGCACCTGCCTCAAGACCTAGTTCGTCGTTATCTCCTTCTGTCAAAGTTGACTTGCCTTGTCCGAATACAATAAGAATATTTTCTAATGTACCTTCGGACATTTCGGTTGCGATCATAACCTCCATCGCAGACTTGAAAAGCTTAGCTGTATCAAGTAGCTGGTCGACGGTTACTGAATCGTATGTTGGATTATAAGTGATCTGAAGACCATTATTTGTATAACCAACGTTACGGTATGCGCCTCCATCCTTTGGTGTTGTTCCCTGTGTTGTGGCAGTTGTTACTGCAACTGCGTTAAGGGTATCAGTGTATGACTCTGAAGTTGAAAATGCTGGAACGAAGCGATTTTTGTTCGCTACGAATGTATTTGCAACGCCAGCTTCCATGCTCTCATCGTAACCTTCGACTGTAGAATCTTCTACTGAAAGGAACAATGGAGAAGCACCGACAAGAATGTTTTTAGCATTACCTACGTTTTGTGCTGCCATGAAGTCTAACCTCCTATTTCATGAAATGTTTATATATATATAAATTGCTGGCTAGGCCCTTCCCTCTATGTCCAATTATAGATGTCCTAGTCGCCTAAAGCAAACTAGGCAAATCTGCCAGAGCTATCAGTTATTCTGGAATATTTTATCTCCAAAATAACATCTGCTGCCAAGAACCCTTGTAGCTCTTCTGATGGGGCTGTCGGCGACATGTCCGATATAAATATACTGTGAAATTTAAATTTATCTGATAAGCTGTCCCAACGGTTTACGTCTCTAGCAGAATCATCCATTCTGCGAAACTCATCTGTAAGAAAGTTTCTTATCTCTACAATGTCTAAGATGTCTGTTGAGTATATTGTAAATAATATTTGCTCACAGCATATAAGCCAATTGTTTTCATATGACATTCCTATTTTGTCATAGACTATATGCTTTTTGCCACTTAAAAATTGATTCATTTCTGGTGCCTGCTGAATTGGCAAAATTGGAACTATAGTTTCATTTAAATTGTCACTATAGTAATCATCTGGATCAAATATATTAGCATCTCTTAACTTTTCCCAAAGATACTTTCTGATCTCAAACATAGCGTCTAATCTATAATTTACCATTCTATACCCCCGCAAATGCTGTGCTTACCGCCGCCTCAGCTTGGCTTGCAACTGAATTAGGCGAGAACTTATATTGTACCGTTTTTATATTAACAGGTATCTTCATTGCTTTTGTTAAAGACGAATTAAATAATCTCTGAAATCCAGAAGCTTTAATTGAGTTGCTAACTAAATTGCTGGTAAAAAAATATTTATATGCTGATAAAAAAGAATTTTTTGTTGCTGCTCCACCAGGCTTTTGTACAGTTACAGATTTTCCTTTGGGCATAAAAACAGTATATCCGTTTACATCAAAAACGAGTCTCTCTGCTGATCTAGGGGATATTACAACTGGCTTGCCCTGTTCCATAATTTCTGCTTTGCTAACAAAGACATGTCTATGCTTGCCCTTTTTAGTTGGAACCATGGACTTTGAAGGCAGAAGGTTATAATTGATTTGAAAAGACATTACGCCTTCAGAAATTTTGTTTAACTTAAAAAGCCTAGCTTCCTTGTCACCAACTCTTTGCCATTCATATACATGGTGCATTGACCTTGGAGAAGTTCTTGCTTTCGCATCTATGTACTGGCCAAAATCCTGTTCGATTTGCTTAAATATAGTTTTTGCAAATGCTCTATTAAATGATGTGCTGTTTGTTAATTTTGCTACAACATTTGCTTGATAAAATATTGCTGCGGAAACCTGGGCCACAGTACTATCTTTAATTGCTCCGTCAACTCGTTGTCCCGCCATTAACTTTGTTAATCCGCTGGCTGCTTGTAATAGTAATTTATCAGATGCCAATTTGCTGGTTCTCCGATCTTCTTACAGATGAGTTATATCCTAAAACCGATCCAAATGGATCTGTTATTGGTGTGGTTCCTACGACTTCAAAAACAGTTGGGCTGTTGGTTGGAAAGTTTATCTCAGTCCAAACACATTCTCCTCTTGAATCCCTTATATTTGTTATCTTTTCTCTTATTGTAAGTCTGTCTTTAGTTCTTATCTGAAGTATTTGATCATTATAGTATCTATTGTCGAATACCTGCTTATCGCTAGTTCTTGTTGTAGCTGAGTTGCTTATTACTCCTTTAGCATGACAGTCTAAAGTTTTATCATAAATCCATTCTTTTTTTATAGAACCAGTGTTTGCGTCCTGAATATCAATCTGCTTATATACATCCAGCTTCATTGATAAAACTGCATTAATAACTGATGACATTATATCAATGAGGCTTTGTTTACAATGAAGTCAGACAATAGTCGGTCAGCGTAAGCATTACCCGTTCCCATAAAAACTTCTGGACTGTATTCAAACTGCCAGTCAAAAGTTTGTATTGTTGAAATATATTGATTCTTCCAAGTGTTATCCTTTGCGAAGAAATCTTTCATTAATTCTATAGCTGCAAGCTCTACCTTGTCTGGAACCTTCTTCCATCCGAACTTGCCTTGAACTTCATACATCGCACCGTTTTTAAATACACCTTGACCATCATGTATTGTTGGTGGAACCATTCCATTTGCAATATAGACAGTATTATCTAACATTTCTGCTCTATTAACTCTTATACCAAAGCCAGTTTCTGAAACCTGTACGTTGTATCCCCAATTATTTACTGCTGGGTAGGCAGTGTTATCTATTAAAACAATATCATTTAAGTATAGCTTATGAATTGTGTGAAGACGATCTGGTAATGGCAAGGTGTCAGAACCAGTTCCCATGACTCTATGTATATCGCTATACAGATAAAATTGTTGTCCAGTATAATCTTCTATTCTCTGTCTAGCATATCGTTCTGCCGCTGCTAGCTCTGAAAAAGATTTATAATTTGGATCTGAAGGATCTGTGCTTACACCAAGCATGTAGGCAGACTGGTATAAATCTGCATATGGCGTCACTACAAAAACATCATGACGGTAGGTAAACTCTTCAGAATCTACCTCATAAATCCAAACAAGTCTTAGAGTACCTGTGTTGCTTGTATATGGCAAAGGTATGTGTGCTGCATACAGACCAATATTTGTTTCATCTTTTTCAGCAGTAATAGTATCTAATAAAATTGTTAAGCCAGGATTTTCTTCTTCTGGAGTTTCAGTGATATCGTATATCTCTACTGTTGGTAGATTGTCTGCATCAACAACATTTCCTCTCCAGAATACCTGATGATAAACTGGGGAATTGCTATTTTTTAATATCTCTGCCATTTAATAGGCTTAGTTGTAGAACTCTCTTACTTCTGCTGGAGTTGCTAATCTAAAGCCCTCCTCCTTGTCAAAAATTCTTTGAGCGTCTTCCTTGCCCATAGCGACAAATGGATGCTCTTTAGTAAATGTCTTACCCATTATATCGTATCTAAAATTATTTCTTGTCATTCTAACAAGCACTTCGTCTGCAGAAATATCTTTATTTGGGTCAAACTTTGGAAGCACAGTAGGAGCTTCTTCTTTTGCCTCTTCAATATTCTTTAATGTGCTTTGGTATACTGACCATGTTACGCCTTCTTCTGCAAGAGCGGCTACTATATCGGCCTTGTTTTTTAGACCATCTGTATCAACTGCAAAGTCCTCTGCAATTTTCTTTAATTCTTTTACCTTTAATGTCTCGAATGACATATATTCTCCTTAATCTAGGTAACAATAATTATAGCATTACTGGGTTAAAAGGAAAAGCCCCCAAATTTAATTTAGGGGCCTTTCAGCAGTTTAATTCCTATAAATTAGGAAGCAACCTTAACGTTCTTAACGACAACCCATGCATCTGCTTGCTCAATTTGGGTTCCGACACGGGTATACATTGTATACTCAATCGAATCCTTCTTTGGCCAGAAGAAGCGATAAACTGTAACGTCACGCTTGATACCAATAACTACGTTATTAGGGAATGTCAAGTGTACGTCACCATGGTTACCTGATGGAGTGTCATAATCTCCAGCTTGTGTCTCAGGAAGTAGTGGCACTTCAACAATCGGAATACCGAATGCGAATGGTGCTACGAATCCAGCTGGGCCACCAAGACCTGGCTGATCTCCACGGATAATGCTTGAAGCGATATCCTGTGGGTTTACGTTCTGGATATTTTGTGATGTTGAATACAAATAATCCTGAATCAAGTTTGATCCTGATAGGAAGCGGAGATCTGGTCTACGCTGCTTGTACTTACGTGGCAAAGCCTTAAGGGCATTGTTGAATACTTCACGGGATACGTTAGCACCCTCAGCATCAACTACATGTCCGTTTGTCTTTGCAATCTTAACTACGCCGTCAAACGCCTTGTATAGCTGGTCAGAGCTTAGTGCAGTATTTCCATTGAGGATTACATCTTCAATGTCGTTACCTGCCTGAGTTGCCATCATACGTGCGATATGATCTTCTAGATCAGCACCTTCAATGTTGTCTTCAAGAGATTCTGTTGAAAGCTCCCAATCTAGGCGAAGCTTCTTTGTTGTAAGAGAAATCTTGGAGAAGGTGACTGCAGCATTACCACTGTTTGTGTTATCTGC